GCTCTCACCGTCGCGCCGCTACTACTTCGACCGCAAGGCTATTGCCGAGCCATGTGCCAGCGGTCCCAGTGACATCAAGAAGATGGTGGAGCGGAAGGACCGCATTGGCGGCAAGCATCGTGTGCTGGACGATCCCAGGAATAGGGCCAATCGTGACACACAGATGGGCCAACGCCGGGCGGTCGGCTCCCCGGAAGGCCGTAACAAGCGATCGGTCTGGACGATCGCTACCAAACGCTATCGCGGTGCCCACTTCGCTGTGTTTCCGGAGGAGTTGATCACCCCCTGCATCCTGGCCAGTACCAGCGCGGCGGGCTGTTGCGCTACCTGCGGCGCCCCCTATCGACAGACCTCGGATCGCCCTCGCAAGTCGAAACGCTCGGCCGGCAACGCAGACGTGCAACGGGACACCAATAGCGAATCCCCAACCAAATGGGAACCGACATGCCGATGCGTTCCGACTCCGCCAGTCCCTTGCGTAGTGCTCGACCCGTTCTTGGGCAGCGGCACGACAGCGGCCGTGGCGCAACGTTTGGCGTGCCGATCCATTGGCATCGAGTTGAACGAGTCATATTGTGAGTTGGCGGTTCAGCGGTTTCGCCAGCGGACTTTCTTCATGGCGGGACTCTGTGCCTGACAGACAACGGAGGTGCGAAGGCTATGGCCAACACGTTCTGCAAGCCACTGACGTTCATGGATCCTGTAACCTGAGAAAACCCCGCGCCGTTTGAACGGCCGGGGTATTGTGGAGAGGATGACAGCCGATGGGACTATCGGTTCAACACGAATTTGCCGCGGTCGCTCTTACGGAAGCGAGAGTCGTTGCCCTTTTTGGCAATCTCGCGGCCCAAAGCGCTGGCAAGCGTGGCCGAGGGCGTTCGGCCGCCAGGCTTCCAATAGCCTTTGGCGAAGGCCACCTCGACGATCTCCTTCACGTTCATCGGCTCGCCGGTTTCCTCCAGGATCTTGGCGGCAGCGTCCAAACCGCTGGGGCGCTTGGGCTTGTTGGCCTTAACCTTCTTCGATCGCGTCTTCTTGGCCTTCTCCGTTTCGGCCTTCTTGGCGGCGATCTTCGGCTCGTGACACTTGGCGCAGTCGCCGTCCTCGTCGACCTCAGTGCCGCCGCAGTTGGGGCAGACAACCGGTGCCGTCTCGGGTTTGGCCTCAGGTTCGCCCGTAGGGGCCACGGTTTGCGCCGTGTCGGCCTCGGGCGTCGATTGGGCCTCCTTGTTGCCGTCGCCCGTTTGGGCCACGTCCGCCGCAACCGGTTGGTCCTCGACGGCCTCCGTGGCCGGCAGGTTGCCGCCTGCGGTCGCGTCGTCGGTCATGGCCGTGGCATCGGCCGTGACCAGTTCCTCAGCCACCGCCGATTCGACGGCCGCCTTTTTCTGGGGCTTCTTGCCCTTGCCTTTGCTGCCGGCCTTCTTGGTCGGGCCAGCCTTGCTGGCTTTGGGCTTGCTTCGCTTCATGGTACACCTCCTCGGGAAAGTGGAAAACAGGAGTTAGTTGACCGCCCCGCGGCCGACCTCGTAGGCCACCCGCAAGGCCAATTCGATCACGCTGACGTGAACGTGGTGAACGTCCTGTTCCTCCGAGCCCCGACATTCCAACGTCGGGATATTGAGCACAGTCTTGGCAATTCGCTCCATCTTCTCGGCGATCTCCTTGTTGACGACCGCGGCCTCGAAGAACTCGCCGAGTTGGCGAAATGCCTCCTGGTCGTCGACATCGTAGAGCTGGCGCCAACGTGCCAGCTTCTGTTTGGCCATGTCGTAGCTGCGAAGCACATAGGCGTCGCAGCCGTTGCCTTCTGCGTCCAGCAGGGCCATCAGCCCGTCGACCAGGCGAATGGTGTAACAGGGTTTCATGGTTGGGGTCCTTTCGGTCTAGTGGTTGACGTAAACGCGCTCGGCCAGGTTCGCGGCCAGAAAGTCCACGATCGCCGCCGCGGTCTCAGTCGTGGGCCGGATGTCCCAGCCGCGGTCGAAGTTGGCCACTACGCAATGGTCCGTCAGCGATTGGAGCCAGAGCTTCGAGATGCGGCTCGTGCCCAACTCGTAGTCCGGGCACTCCGCATGGGCGGGGAATGTGAGGGCATCGAAGCGATGAGCATTCACTGTCCCGATCACCCAATCGCCGGCGCCGGCGGCTCGGCGGATTCTTCTAGCGATGACCAGGTCGTTACCAATGTCGTTGTCCTTTGTCGTCGTGTTCATTCTTGCGGTCCTTTGTGTTGGGGAATGTGCCGTTCGTTCGCACAGTCACACATCAGCCAGCTTTCCGCCAAAACAGCAAGCGGAATGTGCGGCGGCCGTGTAATCCTTTGGTAATTGTTTGACGGAGGAGTACCCAGCTATGGCCTACGATACCCCTGATGGCCGGCAAACTGGCGGACTCAGCCCCCAATCCTTACGGCTGGAGGATATGGCCAGAATCCTTTCCACCTTTGGCCCCAAACCCGTCACTGTCGAACTGCTGCAGGCCGATATCGATGACGGTGCGCCGGTGAATCGCGACGGCACCCTGAACCTGCTGCATTACTGTGCTTGGTTAGCATTTCAGATGTTGCATGGAACAGATTGACATCCGCAAGCTCCGTCCGCTTGACCTATGCCGGCTGCTGAACTCCACGCCCCTGGGCGAGGTGATCGGCGAGCGGGAAATCTATCGCCACCGTGCCCGCGTCGGCTACCGACTTGGCGACGGGAAGTGCATCGACCTGTTCCGCTACGTCAACTGGCTGTTCGAGGTCTACCACTCACCAAAGAAATCGCCGGATGCCAGCTATGCCGCCCGAAAAGAGCACTCGCGGGACTACAACGCCGCCACCTCGGAGGTCGGTCGAAATATCGGCAAGGTGCCCAACCCGGCCAATCCCGAGCGAAGGATGAAGGCATCGCAAGATTTCCGGTTCTTCTGCGAGTCGTACTTCCCGTTCACGTTCAATCTGGCCTGGTCGCCGGATCACCTGAAGGTGATCGCCAAAATCGAAGAAGCGGTGCTCAAGGGCGGACTGTTTGCGATGGCCATGCCCCGTGGAAGCGGCAAAACCTCGCAGGCGGAGATCGCCTGCCTTTGGGCCGTGCTCTACGGCCACCGAGACTTCGTTTCCCTGATCGGTTCCGACGAAGGCCACGCAATGGACATGCTGGAGTCGATCAAAACGGAACTGGACGGCAACGATCTGTTGGAGGAGGATTTTCCGGAGGTCTGTCTGGCGATCCGTTCGTTGGAAGGGATCGCCAATCGCTGTAGCGGACAACTCTACCAGGGAGAACGGACCCACATCGGCTGGACGGCCAAAGACATTGTCCTGCCCACGTTGCAGCCAGCCGGCTGGCTCGACAATCCCGTCCTGCGTCCGTTCGTTCGGGAGGATGGTCGCTCGCTGGCCAGCGGAGCCATCATTAAGGTGGCCGGCATTACGGGGCGCATCCGCGGCATGAAGTACAAGCGGGCCGATGGCCAGTCGGCACGGCCGTCACTGGTAGTGATCGACGATCCCCAAACCGACGAATCCGCCCGAAGCCTTTCGCAATGCGCCACGCGAGAAAGTATCCTGGCCGGTGCCGTGCTGGGTCTGGCCGGCCCCGGCAAGAAGATCTCCGGGATTATGCCCTGCACGGTCATCCGCCCTGGCGACATGGCCGACAACATCCTGGATCGCGACAAGCACCCCGAGTGGAACGGCGAGCGGACCAAGATGGTCTACTCGTTTCCAACTCACGAGAAACTCTGGACTCGCTATGCCGAGATCCGCGCCGAAAGCCTACGGATGGGACACGGCGGGCGAGAAGCCACGGAGTTCTACCGCGATAATCGGGAGGCGATGGACGAGGGGGCCGTGGTGGCCTGGTCCCAGCGGTACAACTACGACGAGCTCTCGGCCATCCAGCACGCCATGAATCTGAAGCTCCAGGACGAGGCGGCGTTCTTTGCGGAGTACCAGAACGACCCCTTGCCGGAAGAGGTTACCGACGACGACCTGATGTCGGCCGACCAAGTGGCAGCCAAGACCAATCGGTTGGGGCATGGCTTCGTGCCGATCGGCTGTAACCACGTCACCATGTTCATCGATGTCCAGGCCAAGCTCCTGTTTTACGTCATCGCGGCCTGGGAGGATGATTTCACCGGCTACGTGGTGGACTATGGCAGCTACCCGGATCAGAAACGTGGATACTTCACGCTCCGCGACGCTCGGTACACGTTGGCCACCGCGGCGCCGAGCACGGGACTGGAGGGCTCGATCTATACCGGATTGGAAAAGCTGGCCAGCGAAACGCTCGGCAAGAAACTCCGGCGGGATGACGGGGCCGACATGCAGATCGAGCGGTGCCTGATCGATGCCAACTGGGGCGTCTCCACCGATGTGGTCTATCAGTTCTGCCGGCAATCGGCCCATTCCGCAGTTCTGCTGCCCAGTCACGGGCGGTTCGTAGGGGCGTCGAGCGTCCCGTTCTCCGAGTACAAACGGAAGCTTGGCGACCGCGTGGGCCACAACTGGCGGATTCCAAACGTGCAGGGCAAGCGGGCCATTCGGCACGTCCTGTTCGACGCCAACTACTGGAAGACCTTCATTCATGCCAGGTTGGCCGTGGCGATGGGCGACCGCGGGTGTCTGTCGCTCTTCGGCGACAATCCCGAGCGCCATCGGCTCTTTGCCGAGCACATCACGGCCGAGTACCGCGTGAAGACCGCAGGCCGGGGACGCACGGTCGACGAATGGAAGCTCAGGCCGGAGGCCAGCGAGAACCACTGGCTGGATTGTCTGGTGGGTTGTGCCGTTGCTGCATCCATTCAGGGCATGGCACTGTTCGGAGCCGGTCCCGGATCGGCGCCCCAGCGTCCGCGGCTCCGGCTCTCAGAGTTACAGAAACACAGACGCGTGTTACGACCGCAAGACTTTGGAAACGCTTCCGGGCGCATTTGCCTGTCAGACCTTCAACAGCGCAAGAGATGGAATGGCTGACATTGTGACGACGACGACCGAGAAGTGCAGACTGCAGGGCATCGAATGCCCCAAGTGCGGATGCCGGAAACTGCCCGTACTCTACACTCGGTACCGCAAAAATCGTATTGTCCGTTTTCGCCAGTGTCATGGCTGTACTCGACGAGTGATGACCTACGAGGAAGTTCAGCGGTGCGTCTCGGTTCGTAGGCGGAGGTAACGTGGCACGGCGGCGTACATTAGCGTACTTATTTGGCGGTGATATGCGATTTCCATCTTCGAGCGTGGGGTGATCGTCGCTATAACTGTATTATGCAGACAACCTGACCGGGCGACGTTGCCGGCTGATCACCGACAGCGAAACCAGCGCAAACCAATGGCATCGTGGTGCCACGACATCACGGTGCCATTATTGTTTGCGCTCGCCTGGGACAGTTGTCGGAGATTGAAAGGGTTGTGATGGCCGACTCGTTGACTGACGCAATTACCGAGAATGCCCAGGGGCCTGCAAAAGCGTCGGGCGACTCGGGAAGTATGGAACAACACCCATTGCCCGACCAGATCGCGGCAGACCGCTATCTGGAGAGCAAGAAGGCGACTCGCGGCAAGGGGCTTGGAATTGGGCTGAAGAAGCTGGTGCCACCGGGAACGGACTGAACCGCAGGTAACGTATGTTCGGTTGGCTGACAAAGAGTATCCGTAGCAACGAACCGCAGCGGCGGACACTCCGCATGGTACACGTGCCGCTACGGGTTCGTGGCCGCTACGACGCCGCGGCGACCACGGACGAGAATCGCCGCCACTGGGCCAATGCCGATCTCCTGTCTGCCAATGCGGCCAACACGCCCCAAGTCCGCCGCACCTTGCGAAGCCGGGCCAGATATGAGGTGGCCAACAACTCCTACGCCCGTGGGATCGTATCAACCCTGGCCAACGACTGCATCGGCACCGGTCCCCGGCTTCAGATGCTCACCGCCGAGGATGGCACCAACCGCACGATCGAGCGAGAGTTCATGCGTTGGGCCGACGCCGTATCGCTGCCCGAGAAGCTCCGCACCATGCGAATGGCCCGGGCGGAGTCCGGTGAAGCGTTTGCGATGCTCGTGGCCAACCCGAAGGTTGACTCGTTGGTGAAGCTCGATTTGCGATTGATCGAGGCCGATCAGGTGGCCACACCGGAGGTGGCCCGTTGGCTCTTCAAGGTCAGTATGAATGCCACGGACGGCATCGTCTTCGACGCCCATGGCAACCCCGTTGAGTACCACCTTCTGAAGAGCCATCCGGGCGATGGCTTCGCTCGATTCTCGCTCGACTATGATCGCATCCCCGCGGCCGCGATGGTCCACTACTTTCGCACCGATCGGCCGGGCCAGAGCCGCGGCATTCCCGAGATCATGCCCGCCCTGCCGCTCTTTGCACAACTGCGACGCTACACGCTGGCGGTGCTGGCCGCGGCTGAGACGGCGGCCGACTTCGCGGCCGTGCTGTACACGGATGCACCGGCCAATGGCGAGGCCGACCCCGTCGAAGCGCTGAACCTGGTTGAACTCGAACGTCGCATGGCCACCGTGCTGCCCGGCGGGTGGAGGCTCGGCCAGGTCCAACCCCAACAACCTGCAACCGGCTACGGGGAGTTCAAGAAAGAAATCCTCAACGAGATTGCCCGCTGCTTGAACATGCCGTTCAACGTGGCCTGCGGCAACTCCTCGGGCTACAACTACGCCTCCGGTCGGCTCGACCACCAGGTGTACTACAAGTCCATCCGCGTCGATCAGGCGCACCTGGGTATCTCGGTTCTTGATCGTGTGCTACGGGTCTGGCTCGATGAAGCGATTCTGATCAGCGACTTCCTTCCTTTGTGGCTGCGGACGGCCACCTTCCGCGATCTTACCCACCAGTGGTTCTGGGACGGCCAGGAACACGTGGACCCCGCCAAGGAAGCCAACGCCCAGGCCACGCGGTTGCAGAACCACACGACTACGCTGGCCTACGAATACGCCCGACAGGGACGCGATTGGGAGAGTGAACTTCGACAACGGGCGAAGGAGGTCGCGCTGATGAATCAGTTGGGTCTGCCGATTTCGCAGGGGCAGTCGGCGCCTGCTACCGTCACCAACAACAACAATCAATCCAAGGGGGATTAAGAAATGCCGCTTCCCACACGCAATATCGACGAGCCGCACGATCAGTTCATCGTTCGCTGCATGGGCGACCCCATGATGGTCCGAGAATTCCCCGACACGGCCCAGCGCCGCGCGGTTTGCGAACGCCAGGCCAAGATACGTGCCGAAAGCATCTTGAATCTGGTGAGCGAACCGGGAGCCATCACAATCGAAGCGGCGGCCGATGACGAGCCGACAGCGGATGGAAAGCCAAAGCTGCCGCGGTTCTCGATGGTGGCCTACACCGGCGGCGTCATGCGGATCGCCGGTTGGCGATACCCGGTGGTTGTCGACTTGGCCGGCCTGGGCATCCCTTCCCAAAACCGCCCGATCCGATTCGGCCACGACATGCAGAGCGGCGTGGGGCATACCGACACCATTCGGATCGAAGAGGGCAAGCTGCTCGCCGCTGGCATCGTGTCGCGCGACACGGCCGCCGCACGGGAGATCGTCACCTCGGCTCGTAACGGATTCCCCTGGCAGGCGTCGATCGGCGCCGGCGTTGACGAGTTCGAGTTCGTCAAACCGGACCAGAAGGTGCTTGTGAACGGCCGGGACTTCTTGGGGCCGCTGAACGTCGTCCGCAAGGCAATGTTGGGCGAGATCAGTTTCGTGGACCTGGGTGCCGACAGCCAGACCAGCGCCAATGTTGCGGCCTTGGCCACCCCCTTCAAGCAGGAGAACTCACAGATGGCAGACAGTATTACTATAGGCGCCGATTTGAAGCTCGGTTCCCCTGCTTCCGGGGAGTCTCTGGAGTCGCAGCGATCGACACCGGTCCAAGCGGCTGCAAACTCCGGAACGCCGGCGTCGGGGCAAGCTGCTGCTCAGCCCGGCGCAACCACCGTCGAGAGGCTCCGCGCCGACGCCGCGGCCGAGATCAGCCGGATCGCCGCCATGCGAAAGATCTGCGCCGGCCGGCATCCCGACATCGAGGCCCAGGCCATCCGCGATGGCTGGGACGAGATGCGCTGTGAGTTGGAGGTGTTGCGGCGCAGCCGGCCAACGGCACCGGCGGTCCACGTCCATACGAACGTCGTCAACGGCGCGCTGTTGGAAGCGGCGTGTCTCCTGACCGCCAAGCTTGAAGGCGTCGAGGATTTGTACGCGGAGCAAACGCTGGAGGCTGCCCAGAAGCGTTTTCGGGGCGGCATCGGACTCCAAGAGGTCTTGCTGGAAGCCGCATGGGCCAACGGCTACACGGGCCACAACTTCCGCGACAGCCGCGCCATTCTGCGATTCGCGTTCAAGCCCGAGTTGGAGGCCGGCTTCTCCACCATCGACATCGGCGGCATCCTCTCCAACGTGGCCAACAAGTTCTTGCTCGAGGGATTCTTTGCGGTCGAGCGGACCTGGCGCAACATCTGCGCCGTGCGGAACGTCTCGGACTTCAAGACGGTCACGAGCTATCGGCTGGTCGGTAAGGACCAGTACGAGCAGGTCCCGCCGGGAGGCGAACTGAAGCACGGCACGCTGGGAAACGAGACCTACACCAACAAGGCCGACACCTACGGGCTTCTGTTGGCGATCGACCGCCGCGACATCATCAACGACGACCTGGGCGCCATTACCACGGTGCCCCGAAAGCTCGGCCGCGGGTCGGGCCTGAAGATCAATGACATCTTCTGGGCCGCCTTCCTCGACAACGCCACGTTCTTCACCGCCGACAACAAGAACTACTTGTCTGGTGCCGATACGGCGCTGGGGATCGACGGACTCACCAAGGCCGAAGTGTCTTTCATGGACCTGACCGACAGCGACGGCAAGCCGATCGGCGTCATGCCGTCCATCGTCTTGGTGCCCACATCGCTAAGCGCCGTGGCCACGCAGCTCTACAAGTCTCTGGAGATGCGCGACAACACCTCCAACATCAAGTATCCGATCGCCAACCCGCACCAGGGCAAGTTCCGCGCGGAGGTGAGCCGGTATCTTTCCAACAGCCACTACACAGGCCACTCCAGCAAGGCCTGGTATCTGCTGGCCGATCCGGGCGACCTGCCGGTAATCGAGGTCGCGTTCCTTAACGGCCAGGAGTCACCGACGATCGAGACGGCCGAGGCCGATTTCTCCGTGCTGGGTATTCAGCTTCGCGGCTACCACGACCTAGGCGTCGCAAAGCAAGAAACGCGGGCAGGAGTGAAAATGAAGGGCGAAGCGTAGCGAGACTCGGGAACCGGATGGAGAACTGGAAACTGACAACTGAAAACCCTTTGCCACGGAGGTAATCCAATGGCACTTGCAGTATTTGCTCATGATGGCAACGCGATCGACTACACCCCCAGTTCCGACGTGGCCGCGGGCGATGTCATCGTGCAGAGCGATTTGGTGGGCGTGGCGAGAAGTCCGATCGCCGCCAACACGCCCGGCTCGCTGGCCGTGGCCGGCGTGTTCGACTTTCCCAAGGCAACCGGGACCAGCACGGCCATCGCCGCCGGTGCCAAGGTCTATTGGGATGCCACCGACAAGCAGGCCAAGACAGACGACGAAACGGGGGCCAACAAGCTCCTGGGCAAGACCGTCAAGGCTGCGGTCGACGCCGATGCCACAGTTCGCGTTCGGCTGAGCCAGTAACGCGAGGGACACGGAGATGGCGACCGATCTGTTGGGAACCGCCGCGGCGTGGCTTTGTCGCATGCAACGCAGGTATGCGGCCACGACCGTTCTGTACCAGCGCGGCGAGCTGTCGGTCACTGTATCGGCCACGATCGGCAAGACCACCTTCGAGGTTGACGATGGCTACGGCGTCCTGGTGCGCTATCAGTCGCGGGATTTCCTGGTGGCAAGAGAAGAGCTGCTCCTGGGCGGTCGACTCGTGCTGCCAGAGCGTGGGGACCGAATTCAGGAGATGCAAGACGGCGTGACCTTCCTCTATGAGGTGACGGCGCCGGGCAAGGAGCCGCCGTGGCGCTACAGCGATCCGTTCCGTCGCACCTTCCGCATTCACACCCAGGATATCACGGAGCACGACGCATGAGTGCAACGGTGATTCAAATTGCCGACGCCGTGGTCAGCGAGCTGAACGGCCATGAGTTCAGTCAGTCGTTTCGGACGGTCCGCGCCTACCTGCCGGAATACAAGTTGGAAGACATGGGCACGCTCCATGTTACTGTCGTACCGGCGGAGTTCGCGGGTGAGCCGTCCGATCGGTCACGGGATCGTGAGGATCACAAGCTATACGTAGCTATCCAGCAGCGATTCAAACCCGAGAACGGCGCCGTGCCGCTGGCGAGTCTTGATGGGCTTGTGGCGCTGAGCGAAGAAATCCGCGACTTCCTGCGCGACCAAAGGTTGACCGACTGTCCGCAGGTCCGCCGGGTCAAGACTGAGAACAAACCGATCTACGACCCAAAACACCTCAAGGAGCACAACCAGTTCACCGGCCTGCTGGCCTTTACCTATGAGGTTGTTCGTTGATGCCTACACCCAGAAGAGTCCAGATCGACGCGGTTGCCCGGATGACGAAGATGTTCTTCGATCGTCGGGCGGTGATCGACCGGATCGGCCGGGCCAATGCAGCCGTGCTGGGGAAGGCAGGGGCGTTCATTCGTCGTTCAGCCAAGGGGAAGATTCGTTATGCCAAGAGCCCGTCGAAGCCGGGCAACCCGCCCCATGCGCATGAATCGACGAAGCACGGCAAGGATTCGCCGCTGCGGGAACTGATATTCTTCGCCTATGACGATGCGACCAATTCGCTTGTGGTGGGCCCGACGCCGTTTCAGGGGCCGGCGATCGCACCGCAGGTGTTGGAACTCGGTGGGACGGCCCCCGGCCGGAAGAATCCATTGCGGCGGATTCGCAAGGTGGGCGACGGCGGCGAGATTCGTATCGACGGTCCGGCGTCCAGAACAACCAAGAAGAACCGCTTTGGCGCCATGGTCACCTACGTCCGCCTGCGGACCCAGGCACAGGCCGATCGGGCCAACCAGTTGCAGGAGCTTCTGTACGGACCATTGACGATCGGCCCCGTGTCGATCGCGGCCCGGCCGTACATGGGACCGTCGTTGGAAGAGAACCTACCAAAGCTGCCGCCGCTGTTGGCGAACAGCGTGACGTGAAGACAACTACCGCTTGCGGTTTAGCATGAAGGAACACTACACATGCCCATCAACATGTCACTCGACGCCAAGCTCTACCGAGGCGCCGCCGGCTCGACAGCCACGACGGAGGTCAACACGTGCAAAGACGTCTCGCTGAAGATCAAGAAGGGCGAGGCCAAGATCAGCAGCCGTGCGTCGCGGTGGGCACTAGTGAAGGGTGCGATGAAGGAGGCCGAGTTCGACGTAGAGTTCTCGTCGGACGCCAGCGACTTGCACTTGCAGGCGATCATCACGGCGTTTGTCACCGACACGCCGTTGGCCTTCAAGATCGCTGACAAGGTCAGTGGCCAGGGTCTCGACGCCGACTTCGAGATCATGGAGATGGACGATGATCAGAAGCTCGAAGAGGGCGTGGTAATCAAGTTCACGATCAAGCCAACCTACGTGAGCCGCTATCCAACGTGGGGATAAGCGGATTGGGGGAGGACTGACAGATGTCTCTTCAGGGAAGCTACGAAGTCATCATATCGGCCTTGGGGATCTCCATTCAGGGCAGCAGCGGAGTACTCCAGGCGTCGCAAGGCATCGACCCGGTCGACACGACCGTGCCAGCGGCGAAGGCGGTCACCGATTGGGTCAAGACCGATGCCAACACGGCCGGCTGCAACCTGCCGGCTGGACACGGTTTCACCGACGGCAATTTCGACGTGTTTTGGGACGGTGGCTACCGCTACGGAGTGCCGGGGACCATCGCGACCAACGCGCTCAGCCTCGACGGCGGGGCCGGCGATGATTTTCCGGCCACCGGAAACGAAACGGTGGTCGTCTGCCCGCAGACTCCCTTGGACCTCACGTTCGACGGAGACAACCTGGTGCTGATCGGCGCGATCTCGACGCGGGGCGGGCTGCTGCTGTTCCGCGATTCGGGCGGCGTTCTGATCGGGCAGCCGGTGGAACTGATCGCCAACGTCCCGTGGGGTTGGGCCACCGGTCGGGGAACAAACCCGGTCAGTGGAAATGCAGTGGCGTCGGGCTCGATCAGCAATTCGAGCACGGCGGGCACGGCCGGCTTCAAGTTGACTGGTCTGCAATACGCGGTGCAGTAGCCATAGGAGAACAATACCTATGAAGACATTCCGAGACACGGCCGGACGCGAATGGGCCATCACGATCGACGTCAACGCCATCAAACGGGTGATAAGGTCGGCGTTCGACTACCTGGGTGAACCGCTAAAGGTCAATCTGCTGGCCCTGGTCGAGCCCGACAGCGACCTGCTGAAGAAGATCATCGGGTATCCGCCGTTGGTCTGCGACATTGCCTATGCCCTGTGCAAGCCGCAGTGCGATGAGAAGGGCGTTTCGGACGAGGAGTTCGGCCGTTCGATGGGTGGCGACGTACTGGAACGGGTGCTCGATCTCATCTTGGAGGAGACCGTCGATTTTTTCCCGCAGAACCGCCGGGCCGTGCTGAGGAAGGTGTTGAGCAAGAGCCAGACATTCGCGGAGAAGGCCAAGGCGCTGATGGCGGCCCGGCTGGAGGCGGGGGAACTCGACGCCGCGATCGACGCCGTGCTGGAGCCGGAACTCAAGAAGCTCCAAGGGCAAGTGCAAGAAAAAGCACTCCCGACGATTGGTACTGGCTCTGCTTCGAGCTGGCAGGGATCATCGGCGTCGATCCAGGGCCCAGAACGCTTGCTGAGTTAGCGGTGATGGCCAAGGGTCGTCAGCGGGCCGAGTGGGAGCGGACGTCGCTGCTGGCCGCGATCGGCGCCAATCCCTATCGCGATGTCAAGAAGCACAAGAGGCCATTTGCGCCACAAGACTTTAATCCGTTTGCCGATCGCCAGGTTCCGAAGGTCGAGAAAACGAAGATCAAGATCAGCGTCGAGTGTCTGAAGGCACTATGTCGGGATGAAGGACATACGACGAGGGGTAGAAAGAACCCGTGTTAGCCGCTTGCGGTTTCGCAGGGGTGAAGCATGTCCGTTGCAGGTGCAATTCGAGCTGGAGCCGCCTATGTCGAGGTCTTTCTCGAATCGAACCGGGTCACCCAGGGCCTGGCGGCCGTCCAGGCCAAGCTCCGCGGCTGGTCGGCTTCGCTGAGTCGGTTGGGCGCGAGCACCTACGGCGGCGAGTTGCCTGGCCCGTTGGCAGCAATCGCCCGGTTCGCCTCCTCGCCGGCCGGCATGTTCGCTGGTCTCCTGACCGCCGCAAAGATGACGGCCACTGCCGGCGACGAACTGGTCCATCTGGCTGAGAAGGCCGGTACGGGTGTCGAGGCAATCTCATCTCTGGCCTACGCCGCCCGCCGCGCCGAGGTTGGCGCCGACTCGCTGGCGATGGGCATCAAGAAGATGCAGGTCAATATCACGGCTGCCGCGCGTGGCGGCAAGGAGGCACAAGAGACCTTCGCACGACTTGGGCTGTCTGCCGCCGAGCTCGGTCGACTGCGGACTGAAGAACAGTTTCGACGCATTGCCGACCGGATCGCCGCTATCGGAAACCCCACCGAACGAGCCGCCGCTGCGGTGAAGATCTTTGGCCGCAACGGGACTGAGCTATTGCCGCTTCTGTTACAGGGCGCCGATGGTATTGCCCGCTGGGAAGCCCGGGCCCGGGCGCTAGGCATTGTGATGAACACCGAGGCGGCCGAAGGTGCCCACCGTTTCAGCCAACTGTTGGGCGATCTCCACGACGTAATGCAGAGCGGCGTCCGCGTCATCGGTGGCGCACTGATACCCTATCTGACCGGCCTTACAAACCAGGTCGTCCGCGTGATCGCCGCCGTCCGGGATTGGATCAAGGATCACCGCGGGCTGGCCATTGTTCTGTTGCAGGTGAGCGGCGCTATTGTCGGCGCCGGCCTTGCCCTCACAGTACTCTCTGCACTTTTGCGGAACATCGCCGGTGGGATCGGGTTCGTACTAGGGGCGGTACGCCTCTTGGGTTCGACAGTGGTGATGGTCGGTTCGATCTTGGCTACGGCATGGACTGCGGCCGTCTCCGCCGTCAGCGCCGTTGGCGCAGCATTCGCCGCCTTGACTTGGACCCAAATCGCCGCCTTTGCTGCCATCTGGGCCGGCATTGGGGCCTTGTTGTATTTCACAGGGGCGCTGGGCAATACCATTAGCGGCGTTGCCGCCGCCTTCCGCGGTTTGGCGTCCGATTTGATGACCACCTTCGGCGCCATCGGCGACGCCCTGTCGGCCGGCGACATCGCGATGGCGGCCAAGGTGCTGTGGGCCATGCTCAAGATGGAGTGGCAGAAGGGTGTCAATTGGCTCACCGAAACGTGGATCGGCTTCAAGGAGATCTTCGTCGGGACGTGGACGGACGCCGTCTATGGCATTGCCCGGATTATGACTAGCGGCTGGGCCATATTGCAGCAGGGTTGGAATCTTCTGGTGACCGGCATGAGCGCTGCCTGGACGATCTTCACTGACTCAGTGGTTGGCGGCTGGAACTCGGCTTCCAACTGGATCAGCAAGCGGTGGATCGACCTGATGGAGTTGCTGGGGCAGTACGATCCACAAACGGCCGAGGGTGCGAAGAAGATCCTGGACGAAGACTACAACCGGGCGAGTCGCCAGCGCCAACAGGAAACCCAACAGAAGCTGGCGGCCACCGGCCAATCCTTTGAAGAGAGAAAGCAGCAGATCGAGCAAGAACGGACCGGTGCGCTACAGAATCTCGAACAGGAACGTGGCGCCAAGCATCGCGCCCGGCAGGAGCAGTATGCGGCCGATCTGAAGGCGTCGCAAGACGCAGTCGACGTGGCCCGCAAGGAGTGGGACGATGCCCGAGCAGAAGCTGCCCGCGCCAAGGCGGCCATGAACGCCCCCGAGTTGCCCGGTGGCAGACCCGGTGCTGTTCCCGACATCAGCGGCAACCTGGCCGCGGCCAAGGCCAGTGTTGCGGGCACCTTTAGCGGCGCGGCCTTAAGCGGCCTGGGAACCGGAGCGAGCATCCAGGAGAAGATGGAGAACCACCTGGCGGAGATCAAGGTCGGCATGGGCCGGCTGGTCGAGGTCAACCAGCGGATGCAACAGGATATGGCCAACGGAATGATGCTCGCATAACCGCTTGCGGTTTCGCACAAAGGGAACACGAACATGGCCCTCCAGATCTACGAGGGGTTTCCGAGCCGTGAAGCCATCTCTGGCGGCGATAGCCCGTCGGTCGCACTGAACTGGGTTGTCCTGGGCACCGACAATGACAGCATCGTCAAGTCGTTGGTGCGTGCTACGACGCCGACCGGCTATCTCGATCCGCAGTTTGCCGGTGCCAAGCTCTTGTTCCTCCGCGACATCGCGGTCAAAGAGGTTGCACCCAGCACGTGGGAGTGCCAGGCCCGATACGGGGCCCGGAAGCCGCCGAAGGAAAACGAGTACAAGTTCGAGTTCGACACCACCGGTGGACGCCAGAAGATTACCCAGAGCCTTGAGACGATCCACAAGTACGCCCCCGCCGGCAAGACGGCCCCCGACCACAAGGGCGCCATCGGGGTGACGGATCATGGCGTGGAGGGCTGTGAAATCGTCGTGCCCAAGTTCAGTTGGTCGGAGACTTGGCAGTTGCCTATCGAAACCCACAATTGGGCCTACAGTCAAACGCTCAAGGCGATCACCGGCCGGGTGAATGCCTCGCCGTTTCGCGGCTTTCCTGCCGGCCAGGTGCTCTTTCGCGGCGGCAAGGGGTCCGGCTCGAACAAGGATCCAAATCTGGTCGAAATCACCTTCCATTTCGACCAGAGCGACGACGTCGAGGGACAGACCATCGGCGATATCGCCGGCGTGGCCAAGGCCGGCTGGCAATACCTCTGGGTGCAGTACCGCGAGACGGACGACTCGACGGCCAAGGACTTCGCGCGGCGTCCGGTGGCCGCCTACGTCGAGCGGGTGTATGACGCCACGTCGTTTGGACCGCTTGGTATAGGGGACTGATTGCCATGGGCGACGACACCCGACGCCTCAGTCCCGGCGAGCGGTGGCGGCCCATGGCCAGCGTCCTGAATGGCTATCAAGAGGCGACCGATTACGTTCGCGACCTGAAGACCGGCGGCGGGGCGATCCCCGGTTCGGGGGTCGAGGCGAATGCCTGCATTATCACGGTCAAGAACCAGAGCGGTGAGGATCGTAACCGCTTTGACGTGCTGGGAATTGACCGGCCGATCTTCACGCCTGACGACAATCTGGCTGCGTTCACCAGTCGCGAGGCTGTCGAAGGTGTTTTGCCGACACCTGACGAACATGCCGGCCGTTGGGTCGTTCTGCTCCGGCCACTTACCGACGGCACCGTTGGCAAGGCCGTGGCCGCCGGCGTCGTCAAGGTGCGTGTCTACGTCAACTCAACCGATGACCAATACTGCGAGGTAATCGAGCCCAAGACGTGGTGCGACGAGACGGTCTATCTGGGCACGGGCAGCAGCGGCACACAGATCCTCTGGCTGGAAACACGCGACTGTGACATCACCCACACGATCGTCTGGGCGATCCTCCGTCTCGGCCCACCCAGCGAACCTGTAACGACCACCACCAGTACAACTACCACCACGACCGCTGATCCGGGCATCGGCGGCTGCCACGGAACTTGCCGGTGGACCTGGTCTGCCTCGGGCAGCGCCTGGTCGCTGGATTCCAACGGCTGCAACACGACGACCACCACCAGCACAACCACCACATCGCCAGACCCGAACACGACAACCACGACTCCCCTGCCGCCGTGCGAGTGCGCGACGCCGACCACGCCCGAGCCGACGACCACAAGCACCACGGCCGAGCCGACGACGACCACTACGCCGGCCCCGTGTAAGTGTCTCTATCCGACGTTCTGCGGCGAGATCGACGGCGAATGCACCGTCACATACTGTGCGCCGCCGAAGTACGACAGCGAACCGCCCAAGTGCAGCACGACGACAACCACCGTTGTCCCCACCACGACCACCACCGGCGATCCGAACACGACGACCGAGGATCCTTGCACCGCGTGGCAACGCACGTCGACCACCTCTACACCAACCACGGTAAGCCCCGCCTGTACGGGCGGGTGCGATTGGGAGTGGTGGGACGGAGGTGGATGGCACCAAACCTCTAACAACTGTGGTTCGAGCTGCCCCTGTTCCGCGCCGAGCGGATCTGGCGGCCCCGGCAATTGTGTGACGCACACCGGCTGCGTCCAGTCGCCGCCGCCCCCGCCGCCTCCTCCGCCCACCTGTTCCGGCACTTGCTATTGGTCCTCGACGGCCAGCGGCTGGCATTGGGTCGGCGGCGGTTGCTCGGGCACCGGCGGCTGCTCGTGTCCGCCGCCGTCCGGCCCGCCGGGCGACTGCTGCGAGTCCGCCGAGACACAGTGCGTGTTCACAGACGGCGGTGGAGGTGGAGGCGGCGGCACAACGACCACCACCTACAACCCATGCACCACCACGACAACGCCCGGCACCAGCACATCGACCTCTTCGACCACCAGCAGCACAACGCGCAACCCGTGCGACGGCTCCTGCAAATGGCAGTGGCATCAAGACACCAAGACGTGGAGCTCGCTCAAGAACACCTGCGGAGATGGCTGTCCGTGCTGCGCGCCGGGGCATCAGGGCACGGCCGATTGTGAGACGGCCGTTACCTCGTGCCGAACGTTGCCCTGCCCGACGACCACCAGTTCGACAACCACCACAAAACCGCCGTGTTCCGGCTGTGGATACGCCTGCGTCAACCACCAATGGGTGCTGGCCTATGGCCTCTGTGCGGGAGACTGTTCCTGCCACGGTGCACCGTCCGGCCCGTGTGCCCTGAACGGTTCGAGGGTCGCATACCCGTGCAATAAGTAGCGATGAGCGAAACAACGACGACAACGCCGGCCCCTCCTGAATGCACGAGCGAGTGTATCTACTACTGCATCGGCGGTGTGGCCACGCTGTTCTACAACGACTGCGACGGCGAAGGCTGTGGCTGCGCCGACACCTACAGCGATCCATCGTGCGGCTCCAGCGGCCGATACGTGTTCGCGCCGTGTGCCCAGACGACAACCACCACAACCACGACGACCACCACGCCCGACCCGAACACGTCGACTACTACAACCACGCCGGCGCCGACAACCACGACCTCGACGACGACTACCTCGACCACAACCACAGAGAGCCCATGTGGCCAGCAGGCGTGCGTGTGGATGTGGACGGAGTTCGGCTGGATGTTGAGGTATCAATACAATCCTTGCTGGGAATTCGGGTGTGGGCCGTGCCCGGAGCCGGCCTATCCCTGCGATTGGGACACGCTAACCGTCGGCGACGAGGCGCTCACCTATTGTGTGGCGACCACAACTACCACGCCGGCGCCTACGACGACTACAACGACCACAACCACCCTCGGCCCCACCACAACGACAACTCTCTGCGCAGGCTGTGGCTATATCTGGAACGACGCAGCATGGCACCAGGCCTACAACCGCTGCTCGGGCAGTTGTGTCTGTCCGTCCGAGTATCTGCCCACCGACGGTGTCGAAAACGAAGTCTTCGAGTTGCCTTGTCTCGTACTCGGGACGACGACTACAGCCTACCCATGTGCCCGCCGCTGCAAGTGGCAATGGCGGACCGCCACGGGCCAGTGGACGCGAATGACCTACCCGTGCGCTGCCACGTGCCCCTGTCCGCCGCCCACCGAACCGGGTGTTGAAGACTGCCAGGTTGTCGAGACCCCTTGCACGGTGACCACAACCACCACGACCACGACGCTTCCTCCATGCACCGGGGGTTGCACCTACGTCTGTCAGGACGGCGTCTACGTGCTGGTCTCGACAGCCTGCGGTACCAATTGCGTCTGCCCCGACGTGTCGTGCTGGACCTGCACCGGCGGCATGGAAGGCAACGATGCCTGGGCCGGTTGTGTCCATCCCGGTGAAAACCCGTGGTGTACCACAACCACCGCGTCACCGTGCAGCGGCAAGTGCATCTACCAGTGTAACAACACGGTGTGGACGCTCACCGGCAACCTCTGTTCAGGTCCCGGTTGCGGCTGCAACCCCCAGCCGGGCTCCGAACACTACTGTGGATCGGGTACCGGCACGCTGGAAACCGAGTGCGCCGTGACCACTACAACCACCCATGCGCCTTGTGTCGGGAGTTGCCGCTGGTGGTGGAGCGTCAATGCGGCGCCGTATCAAGCGACCGGCGCGCTACGCGGCTATCTATATCTGATCTATCCAAAGGTCTACGTGCTCAACGACGTTGGCGGCGAGGTGTACTACGTCTATTGGACGCCATCTCAGGGCATGACCGCCCCTGCCGGCTGGAAGATCCAAACGGCCGACCACGCCCAGATATACACGTACCTGGTCCCGCCGTATTGGGTTGGCCCGGATGGCGACACGCCCATCGGAAGCTATTGGGGCACCACCGGCAGCGGCTTTGTCCAGATCGGAGTGCATGCCACGGAATCCAAATGGGTCCGTAGCGAGAATCCCTGCACGTCGGCCTGCCCTTGTGCCGAGCCCGGTTCTGCCGGCACGACCAGCGGACAGACCGAGTATACCCCATGCGGCTCGCCCGAAAACTGCTGGCCGACGATGTCTCTGTTCGACTTCGCCAACATCGATCTGCCCGGCTTCGCTGTGCTGCCCTTCTGCGGGACGTCAGAACGGTTCTGGTCCATGTTGGCGCTGTCGGACTTCGCAGAAACCACTGTCCAGGACATCGCAGTCATTCCTCTCTAACACCCGAGGTGAAACATGAGTGCCTACTCCTACACCGACTATAAGGGCTTTTCGGTCATCACTCCGACCCCGCCGGGTCTGCCGGCCCAAACAGTCGATGCCAACTTCAAGATCGTGGCCGACGCCCTGGCCAATTCGCCGGTCGGCGTGGCGCACGTCTCGACCAACGGCAACGACTCGACCGGCAACGGCTCTTTCTACAAGCCGTTCTTGACGCTCCAGAAAGCGTTCAACCTGGTGGCGGCCGGTGATTTCACGGCAATCAAGCTCGGCCCGGGCTCGTTCGGACAGGCCAATCTGACCGTCGGGGCGAATACGCCCACATCCTGGTCGCTGATGGGCTCCGGCATGTGGTCGTCGGCCGTCGCGGGCATCAGCATCAATGCCAGTGCCTCGCACGTCGGCATGAACATCCATTTCCGCGACCTTAAGTCGTCGGAGACGGCTGCTTCTAGCCCGGCCATTGCCATCGAGACCTCCGCTGCGATCGGATACCTGCACCTTGACGTAAGCGATGTCTACCTATCGCGCGCCGGCGGCGCGGCCACGGAAGTGCTCAAGGCTTATGGTACGAGCCCGAGCAACGAGCCGCTAGCATTGCGCCTCTGCGGCCTAAGCCACGTCCGTGCCACGGGCACGGGCCAGAACTGCGTGGATATAGGCCACGGCCAGTTCCAGATGATCGGCGGCGGAATGTGGAGCACCTCGGGCAACGAGATCAAGGCGAAATCCGGGGCGACGGCCATCCAGCTCAACGGCGTTCTGCTGGGCAGCATGGCCGGTATCGGCAAGTCGAATGCCTTGATCGCCATCGAGAACTCGGGCACCGGATTGCAGGTGATGCTTTCTTCGTTGGTCGCCACGCTCGGCACCGGCCATCTGATCGATGCCGCCTCAGGCGCCCAGATGCTCGCATTCTTGGATTGTATCGCGGCCATTCGCGGTGGGACGGGCGGGATCTCCGTTCCGACCGGCATCGTGATCTACGGTAACACGATCGACGCCTCAAGCGGCGCCGAGCTCCCGATCACGGCGTACCAGAAAGTCAACCTCAAGAAGGCCCTTTCGACCGCGTTCTTGCCTACCACATCCGGCAACTGGACAACGTCACCCACGACCGTCCAGGCGGCCTTGGACGAACTGGCTGGCCGCGTGTACACACTCGAGCATCCATAAACAACGAGGAGGGGATCGACCATGAACCCGGCACTGACTATCGGCATGGCCCATTTCAACGATTTCGACGGCGTGTACTTCACGCTCCAGTCGCTGCGGCTCTACCACGACGTGCGGAACGTGGAGCTCTTGGTGGTTGACAATTCGCCACAGACGCCGGCCGGCAAGACCGTCAAGCAGTTCTTGTCGAATATTTCAAACGCCCGCTACATCGCGGAGGAGAACGCAATCGGCACTTCGGCCCCGCGTGACCGCGTCTTCCGCGAGGCGGCGGGCGAGGCCGTGATGTGCCTGGATTGCCACGTGCTCTTGGCACCACGCGTAATCGAGCGGCTGCTGCACTGGTACGCCGCGAACCCCGACAGTAAGAACCTGTTGACCGGCCCGATGATCTACGATTCGTTGGGCAACTGGTCCACGCACTTCGACCTCCAATGGCGGTCGGAGATGTGGGGCACGTGGGGCCAGGCGTGGACCTGCAAGTGCGGCCAGCACTTCACGATTCAGGAGGGGCCGCAAGGTGTCGTCCAGATTCACGACCTGATGGACTTTCGCACCATCTACGAAGAATGTCCGACATGCGGAGTGGCGTTTCCCAAAGCCGCCTATGCCGGCCATGAGCGAGTGTTCTCCGAAGCTGGTTATCGGCCATTGGGGCTCAGCCAGGACGATCCGCCGTTTGAGATTCCGGCCCAGGGGCTCGGCCTGTTCACTTGCCGAAAGGACGCCTGGCTCGGCTTCAATCCGGCGTTCCGTGGTTTCGGCGGCGAAGAGGGCTACATCCACATCAAGTACCGCCAGGCTGGCCGGCGTTGCCTGAATCTCCCCTTCTTGGGCTGGATGCACCGTTTCGGCCGCGTCGGCGGCCCGACCTATCCGCTCCAACGCTACGACAAGGTCCGCAACTACGTGATTGGCCACCAGGAACTTGGCTTGTCGATCGACCCGATCCACGAGCACTTTATCACGTCCAAACGGATGTCGGAGAAGGACTGGGCCTACCTGCTCGAAAACCCCATCGAACACGTATCGGCCCCGTGCGGTACGTGCGGCGGCCCGCAACCGGCCGAGGGAATGACGCTCGACCAGGTCTTTGAGTGGACGAAGTCGCAGCCCCGCGACATGGAAACCCACATGGACCGGTTCCGCGAACTGGCATCCAACTGTGACCACGTCACAGCAATGGTCAAACGCAAGGAATGGGACGTCACGCTCCTGGCCGGGCGGCCCAAAACGCTACGGGTCTATACCACCGAGCCCAATGCCGTCCACGAGAAGCTCAAGATGCTCTGCAACGGCACCGACTACCGATCGACGCCGGCCGATTCGTTGTCGCTTCCCGAAATCGACGAGACGGACCTGTTGGTAATGCACACTGTCCACCAAGCCGACCGACTCTACGCCGAACTCGATCGCTTCGCCCCGAAGGTCCGCCGCTGGATTCTGTTGCGATCAACGGGCACCTATGGCGAGATGGGCGAACCGAGCGGGCCGGGGCTCTTTCCGGCGATGCGCCGCTACATGCGTGAGCACCCCGAGTGGTCGGTGATCGAGCACAAGGCCGAACAGTACGGCTACACGCTATTGAGCCGAGACCCGGCCGACAAGCCCGACTTGCCGTCACTGCCCAAAATGGCTTGGAACTATGCCAAGGCCCTGGCCAAGCATCAATTGACCGGCGCCAAAACAGCCCGCCAAGAGACAATCGACGCTCGGCTCGATACGTGTTCGTTGTGTCCCCAACGGACCGCCAATCGTTGTTCCGTCTGCGGCTGCTTCCTTGATGAAGGCCCGAATGAGCGTGATGGCAAGGTTCTGTGGCCCGAGTCGGTCTGCCCGCTCGGGCAGTGGTTCGAGGAAACACCGCTGGAGGCGACATCATGAAGATCGCCGCCCTGATGCCGACCTACGGCCGCCCACGGCTTGTGGCCAACGCCCTGGCGTGCTTTCTCGTCCAGGATTACCAGGTGGAGAAGCGTCGGCTGTTGATCCTGGACGACGCCGGTCAGATCGCGCCGCAATCCGGCGCCGATTGGCAAATGTGGTCGACCGCCAAGAAGTTCCCAAGTCTGCCAGCGAAATATGCGTTCCTGGTGGGTCGGGCCAACGAATGGGGCGCGGATGCCTATTGCGTTTGGGACGATGACGACATTTACTTGCCCTGGCATCTCTCTGCCCACGCACAGGCGCTGTCGAGTGCCGGCTGGTCGCATCCCGAGAAGGTCTGGAGTCTATACACCGGCTCCTTGGCGTTGGAATCCGCCGCGGGGCGATTTCACGGCACCTTGGCCGTCCGCCGCGACTTTGCCGAGCGAGTCGGCTATTGGGGCACCTCCACACGTTGCGATTACGACCAGCAGATCATGGGCCGGTTGTCGCGGCTATCGCTTCCCGGCCGCCCCGATGTCAACCGGCTGCCCAGTTACGTCTATCGCTGGAGCAGCACAGGGGCCGATCATTGCTCCGGCCGTTGTCGCGGCTCCGACGACATGACGTGGTACACCGAAACACCGATCACCGAGCCTGGACGGATCGAAGAGCTGATGCCTCGAATGGATGCGGAGACTGAGGCCATCTATCGTCGCATCCGCAGATCGAAGAGCATCAATGCAAGAGCTATAGCATGGCCAATCACTGCAACAATGACGCGAATGTCGAGCCGGACTTGATAAGAAGACGCTCGCGTGAACGAAACCGGTATGGTATACTCGGCGACGGCTGATCGGGAAGCACTCTCACTGAGGGAACAAACGATGGGGCTCACCATTCATTACGGTTTCCGATCCGAAGGTAATAGCGTTGATGACGTAAGACGCCTAGTCCAACGGTTACGCCAAGCGGCTCTCGACTTGGCGATGGCGAAAGTCGGGGAGGTAGTGGAGTTTTCTGGGGCAGCCTGTAGTTCTCGGGCCGCAATGGACGACTCGTGCCGTTGGCTTCTCACGCAGGCTCGCCGTCTGGTCGCCATTGGCGAGGCTTACGATTTCATAGAGCCGATCCACGTTCTGGCCTTTTCATCTTGGCCGGGCGAAGGCTGTGAGGTGGCCAATTTCGGTTTAGCACAGTACCCCGACTCGATTGAGAGCAAGCAAAGCGTGATGGCCACGGGCTCGACCCGATGGTCATGGCGGTCGTTCTGCAAGAGTCAGTATGCCAGTGACCCGTCCGCGGGTGGCGTGGCCAATTTCGTCCGTTGCCACCTCGCGGTAATCCGTATGCTGGACCATGCCAAAGCGATGGGCATTCTGGAATCCGTCAAGGACGAGGGCCACTTCTGGGAGAACCGCGACCTTAAGGCTCTGGTCGAGACTGTCGGGCACTGGAACAGGCAGATTGCGTCGATAGTTGGCCAGTTCAAGGACCAATGGCCCGGCAAGATCATCTCCGCACCGATTGCCGAGTTTCCGAATTACGAACATTTGGAGGCCGAGGCATACAAGGGACATCGCCATGATCCACATCCCTGAGCTGCCGGACATTGACGTGTGTCCTGACGAGTTCAAGTGTCCCCATTGCGGCGAGAATAGACACGACGAGTTGGTGTGGGACGACAATGATTGGCTGCACTGTGCCACCTGCGGCCATGTCTATGACCCGAACGACCCGCTCCCGGCAGCTTCTCGGAATTGACCATCGGGTTCGCACGACCAGAAGAATCGCCGCAAAGTCCGATCGGCACCCGTGTTTGTGGCCCTTTGAATCCGCCCGATCGCAACTACGTATTGTGGAACCTCGCTCCAGGCTTTTCCCCTTCCGGAGTATACGCCAACACCTGCACCGCAACCCTACTGCCACGGCAGATCCCTTCGACCGACGGGGGCCAGGAAACCAAAGAGTTGACGCCCCGTCAAGAAGTATTCATTGGGCATGGGCACAGTTCTCCTATCTCCTATCGAGCTGTGACGCAGACTGTCGGCCTGAGTTCCGTTGAGCTACGGACGGCGAACGGCTAATGTGAAGTGGCATTCAGTAATCGGCCATATTGGGTTGAGTCTTGGCCGCTTCGCTTCACATTACTGAAGGGAGTGCCTCACAGGGAGTCCAACCACTTGATGATATTCCGATCCGAACGCCAAAAGGCGGGGCGACGTCCGTCCGAGCGTGTACCTACTCTCGATCCTTGTGAATGAACTCTACGTCCTTCTCTCTCACTTTCACTTCGAACAGCCGCCTCTCCCCACGGACAGGGAACGGCTGAATTGGCCGGACGTCTTCCAAGACCCACGCGTAGGCACCGTCGTATTTCCGGCACTGAGCCGCTGGTTCGTCCAGTACGGACATCGGCCGGCAGTCAACCAACGTCGCGATTGCCATCGCGCACCCAGTCGGCGGAATATCCGGATCTCGTGCCGAGCACAGCAGCAACGGCCCCCGATAGTCTGTCTGCCATTTCCGCGTCTCAATCGTCTTCTCGCCGGACGCAATTAGGTTCGCCCACGGTTGTTTAATGGACAGTGCTTTCACGATGTTCTCACAGGTGTGGGAGACTGTAACCCCAAGGCCGTTTGCATTGCGGGGAGGGAACGCCCCTCGAACTCCGCCAAATAGTCATTCGCCCATCGTCGCATCATGCTCATCCACGGCGCGTAGTCAGCGGTTCCCTTCGGCCCGATCACCTCCCCCACGCTTGGAGAAAAGTGGCCGTGCGAGAGAATCAGCATATGCAACTTCATGTCAGACGCTCGTTGCACGCGACGCGCGAGAGCCGTCACCGCACGTGGGTCCGCCTGCTTGTACAGATTCAACGGCCGTCGCTTCACACGTGAGGGCCGCCCTGTACACACGTCGAACGCGTAGTCGCCGTTGCGATCCAATCCGCACACCATCATCGCCGCGCGTCGATGCATGCACGGAACGCAGTACCCGCAGTGCCGCACGCCTTCGTCCTGATAGCGGGACGGGTGGGAGCACGACACGGACCGTTGGACGAGAGGAATAAGGGCGGGTGTGAGGCCCCGCAACATGTCCGTCTTGCTCACGTAGAGGAATGGGTTACGGATCATTCCCGTGTAGATCTCCGCATCTCGCAGGAATTGCAGGAACCGCGTCAGGTATATCGGGTGCGCGGTCCGTGTGCTGTGCGTCCCAACCCGAGAAATCTGCGCGGGAGGATTGAGCGCGATCATGCCGTTCTCGGGCATGTAGATTTCCTCGATGTGCGTGGCGCGGGCCACGGCGACCGCCAGCGCGAGGAATAAGAACGACCGGGGACGATGCGTCTCTTCGACCTTGGGGGGGAGACAATACGTCGGATCGGTGCGCCGCGCCCGGGCCGCGCGACACTGAATCAAGGCGGACTGTCCCGGGAACATGCGGGCCAACTCTCGGGCGAGTACCGACTGCGCAGACGCCGTGACCGGATCGGCCTGGTGTCCGACGAGCAGAATCCTGCGGCCTTCGCTGAGCAGTTGATATGCTCCGAGCAGCGAGTCGATGCCACCAGAGAACAAACACGCCGCATCCCACCTCCGCCCGAGATGCGCCCGATGGCGGCGACCTGTCGGCAAGGCGCTTCGCTCCGGCCAAGTGAAGCGGTAACGGTCCCCCGAAAGGAACTCCAGGGCGGCGGCGAGGGAGCGGTCGCCTGCCTGCCACCGCACCGGCTCGCGCACGGGAATCAGTACGTCGAACTCCCGTGTCCACTCGTCGTCTTCGTCCGCCCGAGCGACCAATTCGTCGGCAACGTACACGCTGACAGCGAGATCCACCAAGTCACGGACTTCGTCGACGATGGGCAGCCGGAGCCATCGCCCGTCCAACTTGAAGTCCACTGTCACGTTGCGATCGACGGAGAACGTGTCGATGACCGCCGTGTCTTCGACGGCGAGGTGATCGCGATAGCCCGCATCCAGACAACCGTCTTCGCCGACGAACCGGATGATTCTCATGATTCCTCCGTGCTAAGAAATGAACGCAGCCGGAACTCCAGCGTCCCGAGGATGCCTTCGCAGAGCTTCACGCCCTCGGGACCGAACCAATCGATCCGCTCGAATCGCCCCTCGCCGCGCACGTCGTCGATGAGTTCTTGGACGTGGAGACAACACGCGCCTTCAACGGCTGACGCCATCGCCTCCGTGTCCGTTGCCGCTTGGCTGCTCTCGCCTGCGTGCTTCTCGATGTACGCCCACACCCGATCGAAGACGAAGTGCGAGAGGAATGACTGGACGAGTCCTTCCACGCCGGCACGACCGAGATACGCCTGGAGAGACACGTCGAGCCCGTCGTA